CAGGAGGCGCTTCGTATGACGACGTTTACATTTCCTGCTATCACGCCAAGCACAAACACCTTTGAGCTAGTAGCAAACACTCGAACGTTTCAGAGTCCGCTGACCAATGCGATACAGACATCTTCGCGCAAAGGTTCGTTGTGGCGGGCTAGTTTGCAGTTCAACAATCTGTCGGGTGCTGATCGGAAGGTCATGCAAGCGTTCCTGGTTAAGCTAAACGGTCAAGAGCATAGGTTCACGCTCCACGATCATTCACACACGCGCCGAGGTGCGGGAGGCGGAACGCTTAGAGTCAATGGAGGTACTCAGTCTGGCACCAGTTTGGTGTGTGATGGAGCGACTGCGAGCGTTGCCAACTATTTGAGGTCGGGCGACTACATATCGTTTAACAACGAGCTACATATGATCGTCGCTGATGCCAATTCAGACGGGTCAGGCAACATCACGCTGTCGATAGCACCACCCATACGCAAAACGCCAGCAGACGACACGATAGTTGATTATACGGTGCCGGTATCAGGTGTGTTTTTGCTGGCTGGCCCAGCATCGTGGCAAACAACCCCGTCCATCACGTCAAGCTTTACGATTGAAGCCGTTGAGGATGTTCTGGCGTGAGTCGAGGGTTTCCGACAAATGTTGCCAACGCGCTCGCAACTCAGCACGTCAGTCTCGTCACCTTTGTGCAATTGGCCTTCCCGTCAGGAACCGTTTATCTGCACAACTCAATCGGGACTTACACCTTTGGCGGCAATGACTATCTCGGAGTCGGCGACCTTGGGGCGATCAGCCCACTAGAGGAAGGCGCAGACATCAGCCCTTATCAAATCACTTTGTCACTCTCTGGATTAGATTCGACCATTGCCGGTGCCGCACTCACGGAAGATTATTACATGCACGCCGTCACAGTTCTGCTAGGAGTGCTGAACGCAGACGATGCCTTGCTTGCTGATCCCACCGTGGTCTTTGAAGGATTCATGGATCAAATGAATATCAGCGTCGGAGCAGACGGCGGCGATGTAATCACTTTGACCGCTGAATCGGAACTGGCGCGATTTGATAAAGCATCGAACATCAAATACACAGACATCCAGTTGCAAAGCGAGTTTTCGGGTGACTTGGCGTTTGAGTTTATGCCAGACATTGAGGGCGCAAAAATACGCTGGGGTGATCCAACTTCTGATTCGGTAGCTGGTTCAGCGGGATCGCAGAACATAATTGACGGCAACGAAAGCGGCAGGCGTGGCAGATGAGTCCGGTTTATGCGGCTTTGAATAAGTGGAAAAGGCGGCCTTTTTCATACGGTGATGCAGACTGCTGCCAGTTTGTAGCGTTTATCGTGCGGGAGCTTACCGGCAAGGATTACGCTGACGAATTTAATTATAGCTCGCAAGCTCAAGCGGAGCTGCTGATCGGGCGGCGCGGTGAATTAGTCGATCTAATCGCTAGTATTCTTGGAAAGCCCAGCGCGGTGATAGATGACGGCGATCCTTGCGTTGTCAGGCTCCCGATAGTCCATCAAGTTTGCGGTATAAAGTTGGGCGACCATGTGGTTTGTTTGACATCGCACGGCATGGCTAGGGTGCCAGAGCGTTACCTATTAGCTGGATGGAGCGTTTAGATGGGTCAAGTTATAGCTGCCATCAAGCTTATAGGTAGCATAATCATCGGTGCAGTCGAGACCGTTGGCGTTATTGCGACTGGCGCATCGTTTGGCGCTGTCGGTAGTATTATCGCAGGCACCGCTATTCTGTCCGCACCCTTAGCAATTAAAGGTCTGATGCCCGATTTGACGATGCCTCAATCGGACACAGATCGCACAAGGCAGCAAACAGTAAGGGGAACAATAGAGCCACAGAAAGTGGTTTACGGTCAGGCACTAGTCTCTGGCCCTTTGTTCTTTGTCGGTGTTGCAGGTACAGATAACAAAGATCTCTATCATGGTGTTGCCTTAACGGGGCATGAGGTAGAAGACATCACAGATATTCACTTCGACAACGAGGTGATAACCGATGCCCAAATTGATACCCAAGGCAGAGTCACGGCGGGTAACTTTGGCCCGACAACCGAAGCGCCGTCAGAGTTCATCTGCACAATTGAGCGCAAGAAGGGCACAACTACCCAGACATCTAGCACCCTACTGACTCCAACCTTCACCGCTTTCACTAGCTCTCATAGAGCGAGAGGCATCAGCTATCTCGTTACTAAGTGGCAGATGACAGACTCATCGCAGGAGATGTGGGATCGGTTGACACCGAGGGACATCAAGGCGCTAGTAAAGGGCAAAAACGACATTTATGACCCTCGATTAGAGGTCGCTGCGGGCGGCTCTGCGGGAGGTTCGCCGACAAACACAACATATCAAGCGTGGAGCGAAAACCCTGCTCTATGCGCTGCAAATTACCTCACAGATACTAAATTCGGCCTAGGTGTCGCTGCGAGCAAGATCAACTGGTCAGCAATCGTTACAGCGGCGGATATTTGTGACGCTACCGTCGCAATACCCAACAGCCAGACTCAAAAGCGGTTCACCGCGAATGGTGTTCTATACGCTACCGACAGCCACAGAGCCAATATCAACAAGATATTGTCGGCAATGAATGGCACTCTCATTTATGCCAACGGAGTTTATACCGTCCAAGCGGGTGCGTATGTCGCGCCGACTGAAGCTCTGACCGAAGACGATTTGGCAGGCCCGATAACCGTAAAGACCAGCGTCGAGAGGGGTAGCCGGTTCAACACGATTAGGCCGGTATTTATCGACCCAAGCCAGAATCACAAAAGCGTTGAGGCTCCAGAAGTACAACTGACAAGCGCAGTAAGCAGGGATAACAACGAGGTACTGCGTAGAGACTTACAGTTATCATTTACCAATGACAGCTTCATGGCGCAAAGGTTGGCACACAAGCAGATCCAACTCAGCGATCAGCAAAAGGTCATCAACTACCCTGCTAATCTGAGAGGTCTGCGCATACAGGTTGGGGATCGCGTTAGCGTTACGGTCAGCGATCTGAACTACAGCGCCAAGGTGTTCCGTTGCGCGGCCTTTTCTTTCAGCGATACAGAAGATGGCGTTGTAAATCTAACGCTCGCAGAAGATGACTCTGGAAGCTACGCAGACCCGACGGCGAGTGAATACAGCACAATCTCGGCGAGTGGTGTCGTTACAGCGGGATTTAGGGGTGTCCCAGACCCTCAAAACCTCACGGCAACGTCTGGTCTCAAGCACATCGAGCTGAACTGGACGAACCCAAGCAATCCCAAGCTGTTCGAGACCATCGCAATCTATGCTTCTGCTGACTCGTCGTGGAATAACGGACAACTCATTGGCGAGACTAGAGGCACTCAGTTCTTTCACGATGCAGGCAACCCGGTCGATCCGCTCGCTATAGGTGACCAGCGATACTACTGGATCAGAGCCTTCGCATACGCGGAGAACAAGAACAGCGTTAGCCCGTTTGTAAGATCAGATCGCAACCCAGACAACGATACTTCTAACGTCCAGGCGACCGTCGGCCCAAATAATCCAAATTATGCCGACATCGTAGACGACACCCCGACGCAAAACCCGCCAGTCAATCTAACGCTTACGGAGACAACTGCGCTGGGCAACGATGGATCTGTGCTGCCTGCGGTCAAGGTGAAATGGACTGCGCCGACACCAAACACATACGTCCAGTTCTACGAAGTCCAATTCAAGCGCACAACTGCCGGTGAAATAGATTTAGGCGCGGTTGCCAACTCTTTCACATCCACCGTTGATTATGGGTCTGTAGCAGACGCTACGACTATTGAGTTAAATTTTGGTGGCGTGAATGAAGCCATCTCAGGCGCTGATCCTGACTTTTCCTCGGTAAATGTTTACGGTCTCTCGACTGTTGTGACCGGCATGAAAGAGCTTGAGGAGTTCCAGTTCCGTGTTAGGGCCGTCACAGTTACTGGCAAGGTATCGGCATTTGTCACTCTGAACATTACGCTCCAGGGAGACCAAACCCCTCCTGGCATTCCTGGCAACATTAGTGCGACCGGCGGCATCCAACAGATCAAGCTGAATTACGACCTGCCCTCTGATAGCGATTTGGCCTTCGTAGAGATATTCGAGAACACGGTAGACAACCAAGCTACCTCGACCTTAATTGTCAAAACTAAGTCGGATCAGCACACCGTCACTGGCTTGAGTAATAACGTCACGCGATATTACTGGCTCAGAAGCGCGGATCGCTCTGGCAACTTCTCTGGTATCAGCAATTCCGTAAACGCGACGACGCAAAAGATTGTACTTGATGACTTGGCGCAGCCAGTCCTTGATCAGTTTGCTGCAGGTGATGCTTTTGGTATCGAACCTGTCAGCACCTTGTCTGGCGTTACCGGCGACCATGTGGGGCAAATCAAGTTCCTAACTACGACTAACACGCTATTCGTGTGGACAGGCTCCTCGTGGAGTACAAACCTATTCACTGCGTCATCGGTTAGCCCCGGCGCAGTAACCGCTGCCTCGTTTGCGTCAGGGGTTGAGCCAGTGTCGGTCGTGACGAGTTTGCCCAGCCCGACAGGCTACACAGGGCCAAAGTTCGTATTTAATACAGGCGACAGTCCGCCCAAAATATATCGCTACAACAGCGCGGTTCCAGAGTTCACCTCGCTAGTCAATGCAGCAGATTTGACTGGCACATTAGCAGCAGACAGATTCAGTAACACCGTGCGACCCGTCGAGGTAGTTTCATCCCTGCCAACGACGGGCAACTTTCAGGGTCGAGTCGTCCTGCTCTCTACCGACAACAAGGTCTACCGCTTCACCGGCACCAGTTTCTCCAAAGCGATAAGCGCGTCTGACCTTGACGATCAAGTGAACCTAGCAACACAGGTGTTCGGACAGGTTAAAGCATCGAGCCTAACTGCCGGTCAAATCTCTAGCGAGTCGATACAAACGGGTGCGGTCGTCGCTGATTCCATCGCAAGCGGCGCGATAAGTGCGGTCAAGCTGGCAGCGGATTCCGTAACTGCAAACGCCATAGCGGCAAACGCAGTGACGGCCTCTGAGATTGCTGCAAATACGATCACGTCGGCACAGATCAACACTTCGCAGGTTTTTGCTGATACTGCAATTATCGGGGCGATTCAAAGCGGCTCAATAACCACGTCTGCGGTGGTCGCAGCTATCGGTTCCTTCGAGTTTATCCAGACCGCTAATATCGCCGCAAACCAGATTACGGGCGGCTTGATAGCTGCATCGACCATAGACGCTTCTAAATTAAACGTAACGGATTTGGCGGCTATATCCGCAGATCTCGGCGCTGTTACGGCGGGGTCGATTAACGCTTCTCAGGTCACTGTCTCAAATATAAACGGCTCGAATATTACGTCAGGAACGGTGCCAACCGCTCAACTTGATGTGACGGGCATCATAAGTGCTGGTGGCATTCTGGTCGGTGGCGACAACATTTCTGCGCTTAATAACGACACTAGTTTCATCACTGGCGGTCAGGTCAATACTAACGTCACTGCTATCTCTGGCGGCGTTATCACTACGGGAACAATCAACGCTAACCGCATCAATATAGACAACGTCACGTTGGACACCGATGGCGCTGGGCAGCTAGTTATCCACGCCGCTGGCGTAGACACCGCTCAGATAAAAAACAATGCGGTAAGTAACGCCGCGTCAGCGTTTACAGCGGGCAACATCAGTGTTGTCAATAGTGCTAATGAGGTGACAATCCAAACTGTCAGCCATACGGCTACAGGCGCATCCGTTCTGATTTTTGCGAGCTTCAAGGCCGTGCCATCGAGCGGGAGATCGCATAGTGTCACTGCGCGGGTTAAGCGCAGCGGTTCCACGATCTTCACCCAAACCCTGACCGGAGTTGGTGAAACACACTTTTTCTCATTTTCGCTAACAGATTTTAGCGCGAGTGCTGGGTCGGTGACTTATACACTTACCGCTGAAAACAACGGAACAAGCCCACAAGCAGCAGCAACCACCTCGACTGTTTCGAGCAGGAGCTTGGCCTTGCTGGAGGTTAAAAAGTGAAAAACTTCGTTGTGTATGAAGAAGGTGGGACTATTTTACGCTCTGGCGTGTGTGCAGAAGCAGATTTTGTAATCCAAGCTCAAGATGGTGAGTTTATCCTAGAAGGTGTAGCAGATGACGCTACGCAAATGGTCGTCGATGGAAGCGTCGTAGATAAAGAGCACGTCGAAACGGACGAATTGAAAGAAACAAATGCGCGGTTAGAGAGAGATGCATTGCTCAGGGAGAGCGATTGGACTCAAGTGCTTGATGCGCCACTTACAGACGATCAAAAAACACAGTACAGAACCTATCGGCAGGCTTTGCGCGACATTACACTGCACCAAAACTGGCCCAATTTAGATGACGAAGACTGGCCCACATTGGAGACTTAGATGGCTACACAACTACAGATC